TTCTGAATAGCCAAGATTAAACTTTATTACTGAGTCTTTAGTTATTTTTCTACCTTCGTAATATCTAATTGCTCTTGGAGATTCTAATGCCTGATTGTTTAATCTTTTAATTAATAATTCGTCATACTGAACAAACTCTGGCTTACTTACTAATGCCTTATTTACTGATGTCTCAATGCTGGTTTCTTGTTCTTTACTTTTAATATATCGTATTGCTTCAAAATATGTTCTATTAGATATATACATTACAAACTCAACAAGAGTTTTTGTAGTTTGACATCCAAAACAAAAAAACAATCCGTGTTCTTTTGACACTTCACCAGCAGGAGTTCTATTGTTGTTGTGATATGGACAAAATATAATATAGTCTGTTCCATACTCAGCCTCAATATCAATACCCGCACCAGTTAATACACGATTAACTTGTTCTGCTGTATAAGAATCTTTAACCATTCTTATCCTCATAATCTTTGTAACGGTAGTATCCTCTATCAAAGTCTACCTGAACTAAAAAATCTCCCATGAAACCATTTCTATTTTTTCTAAATACGCATTCAATAATATCACTATTCGTAGCACGACCTAAAGCCATTACCCAGTCAGCATCATAAGCAATTTGTCTTGACCAAGCAGTTTGTCCCAAAGTTGGCGGGGTAGAAAGATCTTTAACATCATCTGGAGTAGCAGATGAAATAGCAATAATAGGAACCTCTTCGCTAATAGACATAAGTTTAAGTTCTCGTGAAAGGTTTTTCATACGTACCGTCTCGCTGTCAGCCTTTTGATTTGGTGACATTAACTGTAAATAGTCAACTACAACAAAGTCTGGTTTATATTGATCAATCTTTCCACGTATAACTGAAGGAGTTAAATCTCCACCATTGTCATTAGAGATAATGTGAAACTCTGGCTTACCTTGTAACTTATCTGCATGCCACTTTTTAAGCATATCAATTTCTACTTCGCCATTGCTGAGTTTGCGATGAGACCATAAGCCCTCACCCATGATTGCAAATACACGGTTGCGAACTTCTGTCTCAGACATTTCAAGACTTATGATGAGTGGGCTACGACCCTGTTTCCAAGCCTGTACAGCGAAATACAGAGCCAACCAAGATTTTCCAATACCTGGGTATGCAAGAAAGACTCCTAGTTGTCCTGGCATGATTCCAGAAGGTAAGTAGTTGTCAAACCCTGGCAAACCTGTTTTAATTCCAATGTGACCTAGGCTTTGCATTTTCTTTACATTCTCAAAGTATGCAATTGCTGACTCAAGGTCTGTTACTTCAATGTCTCTTATTGCAGCAGTATTCTTTTTTAATTCTGATGTTTTTGTAATAATATGTTCAAGAGCCTTTGGTCCATTACCGCCTTGAACTTCAGTTGCTGCATTACGTAAAATGTCTTTAAGACTATCATTTAAATATTCGGTTTGTAATTCTTCAAGGTGATGCTTTGTTGCACCAACACTTTCTACTGGTACAAAGTCTCTAAATTTTTCTACAACTAACGATACTGGTGGAACTGATTGATTATTTTCTGAGTATAGTCTGATAAAGTCCCAGACGTCGTTATGAGTTCTTAGAAGATTATCAACATTTGCTTGTAGTAGTACGTGGATTTGTTTGTCATTTAGTACTGCGGTGATTAACTTTGCTTCTGTATTATTCACTAATCCACTTCCTTGCTAATTTTCTTCGCTCTTCTCGGTCTTTAATGTCTTGCTCTACTTCTAGTTTTGCTTCCAATATTTTTTGTGCGTTGTATGCAAAGTAACTCCAAGTAGGGGAAAGAGAAATATTAAAATAGTAATCCAATAAATCATAACAAACTCCCATTCCATAAGATTCAACAAGAGCGTCTGCAGCCCATTGCTCAACATTAAGGTTCATGTTACTTTTGGCTTCATATCTTTGTAGATGTAATTTATTATACCTACTTAGCAAAGCCATACGGTCTTTGCGTTCTGCCACTATTCGCTTTTAAATTCTTTTGCTTCGTTGCTTTTTTCAATTAGTTTGTTTTCAACAAACTTATATACACGCTCAAATGCCTGATCTATGTTTTCTTCGTCACGCTTGTAATCAACAATCCCAAGGTCAAACCTTATTGATTGAAAGTTGCCTAGATTGTGTGTATATCCTAGTGTTACTGATACCTTTGTATTTTTATTTTCTTCCATACCCCACCATTTCTGCTATTAGATATTCTCTGCCCAAACAGGAATAAATCTACCATCTTCTGTCTTCGTATATGTAAGTATACCGTCACCCATGCGCCTTGTCAATTCTTGGCTTGTAGGCGTCATATTATTTGTTATAAGCCCATCTTTTCTTGGTTGTCCTATATGTATAGTAGCCAGTATAGCACGTATGTCCCTTACCGTGCTTTCTGAATAGTATGATCTAATCTGCCAACCTCTTTGTCCATTTAGCCTTGCACCAATTGGTTTTGGTATCATTCCAGTCTTCATTAACTTAGGCATATATTTTCTATGACGATTAATTAATTTAGCAGTCTCAGTAACAGTGTATGCACGTTCTCTGTTTTTTCTAAAATCAGATCGTAAGCAAGTTTCAATTCTATCTTTAGTAATATTATAAACAGAAACCATTCCAGTAGATCTTGAACTGTGATGTAGCCTTACCAAGTCCCCATTAAGAAACCATATTTTTTTATTACCTTTTATTACAGTTTCGTTATTGTATTCTTGGCTCTCAATATTTCCTTTGCTAGTAGCCATCTACCTTCTTCACTTTCTGTTGGAGGATGAAAAAATGTTCTTAGTCCGCATCCCATACAATATGTTTCCATATGTTGAGCACTGCTGTACTGTCTATCAACAAAGATTCTACCCTTGCATTTTTTGCAAGAAATCATTAATTATTTCCTTAGTTTGGAATTCCAACAATAACTAGATGAACTGATAAAGATAAGTCGCCAGAAGCCCCAAACCTTACAACACCCTCTACTCTTGTTTCTGTAACACTCTTTAGAACAATATTTACGTTTTGTCCTGCTGGTGTTTGTCCAGTGTTAACTGGTGTTGCTGATACTATTGGTGGATATTTAAAGTCTTTAAAGTCATAAGTAAACGTTCTTTCGTTACCTGCCGAAACTGTTGAGTTATTTGCAACTTCAACTAATCCGCCCACTATTCTTGTGTTAGAGGTTTGAACCTCTGCTTTGCCTGCACTTGTTGTATCAATAATTGTTTTACTTGTCTGCTTAGAAGCAACGTTTGTGGAAAGGTCATTAACAGCCTCAATTAACTGATATAAATATGTAACATCAAGAGGTTGCCCTCTTTCTGGTAGTGGTACTTTTGCCATTTATTCCTCCTATTTTATTATACCAAAGAAACTAAGCCAGAATTGTATATTTGCAAATTGGCATTTAATGTTTTTTCAGATGATTCAACTTGAATAATTACACGTACATTTGTAGTTCCAGTCTTGATAAATTGATATGAATGAATTGGAGTTGTACCATGATGGGTTGCTGTAGCCCCATCAAATCCAACAAAAACATCGTACTTTGGTCTATTTAATTCATCTCCCCATACTGCACTAATTACTGATGCTGAAACCTGTACGGCTCCTGTAACAGCAGTAATTGAATCATCTAGTACAAGATTTATCGGAGACCATTGAGACGTTCTGTTTTTATCTTCAGAGACAATTCTATATCTAAAAATGTATCCAACTTTATCATGATCTAGTGCTGGCAAAGACGCTTTTTTAATTATAACTTTTTTAATTCCTGCATCAGCCATTATGAATTGTTTCCGCTAGAAAGATCTACTGAAAATCTAAATTCAACATAATTACTAGTATTAGGACTCTTAACTATTGTTGCTGCACCTGCAGTTTGAATTACTGAATACCCTGTTAGTCCATAAAGTGGATTTACTGTAGCAACATTTTCTAATTTTAATGCATCTAGGGCTACATAATAGTTGCCAGATGGATTGACTCCATCAATAACGCATGCATACACCTTAACTACAGAAACAGCATTCCAATCAAATCCAGATGTTCTGTATAGTTGTTGAAGTTGTTTTTTTACAACAAAATATCTTTCTGTAGCAAAATCATATTGTCCGCCACTGCTATCATCAGCAACTTCTGCTTCAAGCCTTGCAAACTCTGTTCCGCTTGTATTTTCAAATGAAACTAAGACTCTGGCTCTTTCTGGTTGAGTCCCAGCGCCGTATGTTCCATCTCTATTTATTATTGAGAATGCTAGTCTTAATTCATCTGTTGGAGAGTTCTTTGTAAAATCAACTGTTGCTCCGCTTAATCTAATATAATTTGATCCCGCTCCAATTGCAAAAGTATCTTGTGTTGGACCACTATCAGATTCAATATCAAGATCAGACTCATTACCTTTTATCATAATTATATTATTTAAAAATCTTGGCCTTTCATATCTTGCAACTCTTGGTGATTTAAAAAATATTGGATTATCTGCGCTTGTTTGGAATACTGGATCTGTTACAGCAATAACGTTGTCATAATTTGGAGCATCTAGTGCAGCAGATTCTGTATCAATTGCTACTGCTGATGCTGCTGTTACATATTGCCAGTTTTCTGTTTGTGTAAATGCAAATACTGTTTTACTGTCATATGCTCCTGCAGATGGATTAGATCCTGCAGAATATATTCCAATTTCAGATATTTCATATCTTTCTTCTGTTGGTAGTTCTGCTGTTAGAACAATTTTATCTACACCGTCTTCGTTTACAAAACCTCTAGAAGATATTGGAACACGAAACATCTCAAAATCTAAATTTGTTTTTGTTGAATAATCTCCGATTTCATCGGCGGTATCTAGTGGAGTAGCACCACAACCAATAGCAATATACGAGGCATAGGCAGGGGCCTGTCCAAGTAAATACTTTGCAATAATAGATTTACCAGTATTAGTTATCATGAGGTGTAGTCTCCAAGATCTGCTTCATATATTGTACCACTTACGCTAATCTGTGTCTCTACTTGTTCATCAGGATTTACGTTAATAAGTTCAATAATTAAGTCTCCTGTTGCGTTAAGGTATATGTTTTCTCCATTAGTACCGTTGCCAGTTTCTGGAATTTTGTCTTCTAGTTTTATTGAAAATCCAGCAAAAAACTTATCTGCGGTTTGTTGTAGGCTAAGAATATTATTTGGGTTATACCTTTGTTGAATGGCTGAAAGGTTTTTGATTGGTTGGTATGATATTTTTTGTCCATTAACGATATCAGACCTAGTTATACTAATTAATTCTTGACCGCCAATATTTTCAAATATCTGATCAAACATTCCATCCGTAGGAACAGATTCTTCATCAAATAAAATAATGTCTAGAGTCGCTGTTTTAACTGGTGGAGCAGAAAACATTCTTGCAGAAAACATTTCTGATTCTGGTGCTGGAGGTGTTGCTGTAATACTTACAGATGGTGGTGCTTCTGCTTTTATAACTCCAGAGTCTGCTGATCTTCCAAAATATTCTGCTTCTTTTCTATTTAAAATTGCAAGCATTCCCTGTGTATTTATGTTTCCATTAGAAAGTGTTACAGACGCTCTTTCATTTGCAGTTAACTGTTGGTATGCAGGAACATCATTAAAATATCCCTGGGCGTTTACTCCACCTCTTGCTGCTACTTGCTCTGCTCCAACAATTGCTATTGCTTCTGCTGTCTTTGCAGCATCTATTGCGGTACTAATTGTATCGTTAGACTGCTTTGACTTTTGTTGTTCATAATTTGCCCAATCTAAAGCACCCATGTTATACCTCCGCTAAATAAAGTGTCATGTCTGGACCATTTATTTTCCTTGCATACTCAATATTATAGACTATAAACCTAGAGTTAGCCGAAGTAACTAAGTCTAAGTCATTAGAGTCTTTATAGTTAATGGTTACAATGTCTCCAAGTTGAATTGTTGGAGTTGCAAATATTTTTAAACCAACTGATTTTTTAGGAACCATAAGTTTGTCTATCATCCAGCCCATTAGATTCTCTGCATCATCTTGTGTCTGTATGTATGGAGTATCTAAAGTAAACTCATTATTTCCATAAATCATTCTACTTCTTTTAATTTCATCAAACCTTTGTTTTTCAACTTGTGGAGAAACAATTTGAGAAGAGCCAGTAAGCAATGGGTTAGAAAAATTACTACGTTTTTTAAAGTATTCATCAACTGTTAACTCATGGGTAGTATCTTGTGTAAATGTAACTCCTTGAATTCTTAAATAATTACCGCTTGTTTCATCAAGATTTAGGGCTGTATCTGTAGCATTAAATATTAAAAATTCAGCACCGTATGAGTCTGCATAAAAACCAGATGAGACGTAACCTTTTATATTATTAAATGTTGGTGATAATTTGGCGTAAAGTGCAGGGTATGCACGATCATACTTGACATCAAAATAAGCACACTCTCTCATTATTGAGCCAAACTCGTCAAAGTATAAATTATATTTAGGTGGTTGCTGAGCACTAATTCCAGATAGATAGGTTGCCTGAACAATACCGCTC